GCGTGTCTAACTTCTCTAACTGACATACCAATTTTTTGTTTTGGTGATAGTGTTTCGTCATTTCTCCAATCGTGATATTTTCCTTCATTAACATTTTCAAGTTTCTTATCAACTTGTTTTGCTTTAGAAACACCAACTCTATTTACACTTATAATATCTTTACGACCTTTTTTAAGAGCCTTAGCAACTTTCATAACTGCTTCACCTTTACCACCAGCGTCAACTATTACACTACCCATTTCTGTTTTAACGTGAAATTTAGCTTCATTTACTTTAGTATAACCCATAGCCTTCATTATAGCTTTTTCTTTATCTTTATCTTTTTTAGATTTAGGTTTA